AAATCCACGCTCGCCACCACCTTGATTGGGGAGACGTGCACTACCCATTGGGATCAACTCAGAAACACCGTAGTACTCTGGGTGAACCAGGTAACCAGTGTCCTTGTTAGCCGTGTCGGGCATACAGTCAGGATTTCCGTTAACGATAGCAACCGTGCCATGATCAGACTCATAAAGCTCAACAGAGAGCTTAATCTGAGCAACGTCACCGTTGTAGTTTACGCTACGGACAGAAGTTCCAGCACCAGAACCATCTGGATCAAGGCGAGCAAAGTCGCTGATCTCGCGACGGAGAGCAGTGTCAGCAACCAAAGTCAAACCATTGCTAGCTCCCGTAACACGGAAGATCGAGGTGATGAGGTTGTTAAATACTGTTTCCGTGAAAGCACCAGTCGAGTGGATGCTGTCAGAAGGAGTGCGGAACGCAGCGGGAACGTCAGACGGTCCAGCGGAATCAATCCAGTCACCAAGTCCACGCAACTTGTAAACCGTTCCAGCTCCATCTTCCGCAGCGCGGTCGTTGTTAGAGCATAGAGTGGCTTCAATGTCACGCTTTAGTTCGCGGATTGCCTTTGCTTCGGCTTGTGCTACTTTAGCAGGCCCAACGGAGTCCACAGCTTCCTGTAAATCGGAAACCATGTAATCGCGGCGGAACTTCTGAACGTAGTTGCCTAGACGAGCGCGGCCACTGAATTGGTCGGTGAACGTAGTAACGTCAGCGCCTTCTGCTATACCAGTAGTACTGGGAGAAGAAAGACTGTCTACAGTCCACTCAACAAACGTAGCGTTTGCTCGTGATTTAGATGCGGATGAAAGTACGGGAGTTTCTTCGGGAGCCAAGATGGTCAAAACGTCCATCAAGTCTTCACGATTGGAAACAGCCGAACCAGGATTTGTTGTATCGAATGTATCTGAGAATGCCATTTTTTTATTTTCTAGATAATTGTTTGGTTCTTAGTGAAATGAAGTCATCTTTATTGCCGCTTTTTTTGAATCGTGAAGATAAATCTTTTAGTACTTTAGATGATTTTCTTTGGCCTTGCTCTGGCATAGCAGAAGAAGGTGAAGAACTTTTAGGAGGATTAATCTTGGGTTTAGTTCCTGACTTAGCAGGAGTACCAGGTATTGTTTTACGAGCGTATATATTATCTACTCCATGAGCAATAATATACGGAAGCTCTGCACCTAGCACAGGGTATTTTTTGTACACACTTTGCAAATCTTGATTTGCAGCAATACTAAAAAATGCCTTACGTGTTTCATTATCTTCCTTATTTAACCATTCAAATTCTTTAGAAGCTTTTTCACCAAGTTCTTTTTTAAGATCATTGGCATTGTCAGCTTTTTGAATTTGTTTAAGTTGATCGGGAAGATAAAGATCCCTAGATTTACGAGCGTTTTTTAAAGCAGATCTTACCTCTGCTTTAGTCATTTTCTTACCATCTAGCTCAGTAACATCGTCATGAGCAGAGTAATCATCTGATTCGAATAAAACATCTTCAGACCATTCAATAATATCATTTATTTCTTTGGCCTTTTCTTGTAACGATTTAATATCCCGAACATCGTTAAACGGATTGTCTTGGACATCTTCCGTTTTCTGTTTCAAGGGATCTTGTTTTAATGATTGTTTTACTCTATCAAGTTCTTCTTCTGCTGATTTACGTTTAGCTGTAAGTTCGCCAAAGCGAGCTACGGCTCTACTACCAAGCTTTTCAGCAAGATCTTTAATCTCGCCCTCAGATAAATCATCTAAGTTGTACTGTGAAAGAACATTTTCAGTTTCTTCTTCAGAAGGTTTACTTCCAGTTTCCTGAATAGTTTCTTCTTCGGATTCAACCGATTCTTCTAGAACTTCTTCTGCTTGAACTTCCTGATTATTTTCAGTCTGATCTCCTTGAATTTGTTCTAAGCGCTGGAGGGCAAACTCCTGCGCTGTTATATTTCCCACTGATTTTTGTTCGGATTCAGAGTCAACCGAGATAACTTCGTTAGACATAATTGTTTCCACTCCTTAACGCCGAGCGATGGCGAAGCCTAATTATAGCACACTTTTTTTGTGCTACAGGATAGACGAAAATTTCTTTTGAAGACTTTGCCAGTCAGTCATTTGCATAATCTGATCGTAAGCAATAATGCGTCCTGCAAGCTGTTGAAGTTTGTCCGTGTCGGCTTCGTGCATTTCAGCTATGCACTCTTCTCTAAAAGAGTTAATTAACTGAACAAATCTTGCAAAATGTTCGTAGTGAGATAATGTGTTTAGGTCTTCTTCTATATTCATTTTGCTGCGGATCTCATCATATCTTCTAGTCTTTTGGATCTATCTCCAACTTGATTATACCAAAGGCTGTCTACCATTTCATCAGCGGCCTTATTGTAGTCACCTTCCATTAAAGCACTTCTCATGTTTTTGAACTTATTAAGTTTGGTTCTGCCCAGGTTAAATGCCATATCTAGCAAAATCTTTTGGACTATTGGAGGCTGTCTACCCGCCTTAGGCAAATAAGCATTAGCATCTTTTGTTGCTTGTTTAATGGACTCGTTGTACAGAAGATTTATTTCTTTATCAGAAAGAGTTTTCTTTCCAGAAAGCATATCCTGCACATTAAGTCCTACTGCTTCTGCTTTCTTTCGATTAGAAGGTTCGTCTAAATTAAACCCTATACCTATAGTACGCTTGCCTTTAGTGTCTGTGTACACGCTGGGCTCCACTCCTTCATGCAAAGCAAGTTGATCGTATATTTCTTTATTATACTTGACCTTTGTTCTTTGACGAGCAAGATCGCTTCTACTTAGATTATCAGGCATTACTGCTTCATGCCCTGAGTTTGAGTGCCACCCATTTGCGCAGGCTGTGTACCCACTCTACCTATTTGTGCATTTTGAGCTTGCTGAATAGCGAACTGATACTGTCCAGCGTACTTTTGAATACGAGCAGCAAATGCTTCGTCTTCTTGCAACCTTTTTTGAATGTCAGGCTGCTGAGTGTACGACTGAATAACTTGTAAAGCCGATTGAGCCGCCGATGGGCGAGCAGGGACTTCAATGCCTGAATATATTTTTGATAGATCATCTGTAATATCTTTAAGGAGTTTATCTTGTGCAACTTCAACAGGCTCAAGAACCCCATCAGCTAGCACTGGATCAACGGAACCTGCTATTAATGTTAGCAAGTTATCTACATTTATCCTTCCGTTACGGTCTAGTTGCAGAAGGGAAACCATTTGATTTAGTTTATTTTCTTGTTTTTCTGGGTCAGTGTTAAGAACATCGTAGCTAATTGTAACATCGAAGTTTTCATCAGCATTTCCTTTGTTAAACATCTGTGGATCTGGTACGCCAGTAACCCTAAAGAATATCTGATCAGGCCCAAACCTTTGGAAACAACGGTAACACTGAGAAACAACCTCTGCGGAATGACTCAAAAACTTATCAATTAAGAATTGTTTTCGAATCTGTGATGAAGGAGACCCCTCATCTAAACCAACAAGCCTATCCGCTTGTTGCTCCATAGTTTTTTCCATTTCAAGAGAACCCTGATTGTACGTAGGTGTAGGCCCGTAATCTATGTCTCCCTTGCGGCGATATGGAACGTACCTTCCTGGCCCCCAGTCAGTAGGGGCTTGACCTACTGGATGTAAAATCGGAGGAACGGTAGCAAGGCTGTTTCTATCAATACGGCTGTCTCTCTCTATTTTTACTTGTTGCTGTATTCCCCTTAGTAGGTTAGGGACAGTCATCGTATCGTACAACCGCTTGCTATCTTCGGACAATCTAGTTACTACTACTGGGTAGTCTTCGTAGCCATTAAGCAACTCGAACTTTGCGTACCCAGGTACATCTCCATTGCCGCTGAACTCCTTGTGGAATACTGTGCAGTATATCCCCTCAGATCCGTCCTCCTTGTCAATTAGACGTTGAAACCCGTAAACAAGTTCTATCAGCTCTTCTGCTTCATAAGCATTATCTGTAAGGCTTAAAGATCTCCGACCTTCTTGCTCTCTTTCTATAGAGTCTATGTTTACACCTCGGTATTTATCTATGACTAAATCAACAAAAGATTCATCCCAGCCATCAGTTATAACTTTATTCTCTAGTTCCTGCGGCGTGTAGTAAGTTTTCCAAAAGCAATACGGTGCTCGCTGTGGATCAGTAACATACGGGGGAAATATAAAGTCTCCATCTGGAGCTAATGTTTTTACTTCTGGAGCATTTACTTGACGGCGAACAATTGGCAACTCAGCAGATCCCACATTTGCTAGTTCAGCTAATGCTTTTTTTGCTCGCTTTACCGTAACACCATTAAAGCTTTTTTGAAGCAAAGAAATTACTTGGTCTTCATTTTGACCATCAATAATTGATTGTGCTAACTGTGGATTAACTTGCCCTATTTGGTCAATATCTAGCCTTTGGAGAAACTTTCTGTCCTCTGAATGCCACCCTACATAGCTAATAAGAATTCCACGTTCTAGCAAATAATTAGCTCCTAGCTCCATTTCTCTGTTAAAACGAGATATGTACCCAGAGGAAATCATCCACTTAAGAAAATTAGAAACTACTTTAGATCTAGATAAATCTTGTACCTCTACTGGGAAAGCTCTAATGTTTGCCCTGTTAAGAGAAGCCATGAATAACGCGACAAGACGAGTAATTCTTTCATCAATAACATGGGCTTCCATGTCAGAAGCACCCTCCCACGGGAAAGCATCCGCACCATGCTTTCGAAGATCTCGGCTTTTACCAGGCCAAAAATTTCTACGATCATCGTAACTTTCTCTGCACAAATCGAAATAAGCCTCTAGCTCAACCACTGATTGATCGTAGGCGTACCGAAGAGAGTCGATGTCTGGTTCAGCGCTAACATAAGTTAGCGACTCTGAAACTGAATCACTTTGCATAAAATCTAATTTTAATATCTTCTAGAAGGTGGTTTATGTACCACTTATGTACACCTATTCTATCACACAATTCTGATGGGGGTATACTGTCTTGATCAATTCCTTTAACATGACGCACAAAGATTTCCCAAGCAAGCAGTCGATCTACTTGTTCCTCTATAAAATTATGGTCTAAAACCAGTTTATTTAACATATCTGTAGCTTCGTCCTCGTACATCTTCTATCATTTCTATGGTTATTGTTTTTCCCTTCATTGTGTTTCTGTATTTCCTGGGAACAACAACTGGAACTTTCATACTAAGTTCTTTTATGTAGGCAAAAACATAACTAGGATTTGGAGCGTGTGAAACAACCCTTCCTCTGTAGTGCTTGGGGACAATTTCATTAATGTACATTGACTCCATTAGTATTGATTGACCCTCCTCATCTACCCAAGTATTTCTGCCTCGACCCGTAAGCATTTCCGCAGAAAGTTTGCTTTGAGCGAGTTTTAGTACTTCATCAAATTGTAAATCAAAATCAGAAGCTATTTTTATTAATCTTACTTTAGCCATAATTAGTATCCTTTACCTATTCGTGTAGTGATCATGCTCCTAGATCGGACGTGATCTGGGCCATCTCCTCCGTTCGCCATTCGCAAATAACGAATGATGTCAAAGAAATCCTTTAGTGGTTCATCAGCTTTGCCTGCTGCGTTGTAGTTTATTAAAGAATCTATTAGGTTACCGCAATCCTGGTGGACGTAGCATCTAGGTCGATTAGCAGAATCAATAGGAACATTTGGATTATAACTAAACCATTCGTCTATTGCACTAATCCCCATTTCTTCCATTCTGCCATCTGATGGAATAAAGTTCATACCGCAGTCATCGAACTCGGTGAACAAATCATCGTTGTCAGAGTTTTCCTTAGCAAAGTACCGACTATCACCTATACGCTCGAACACCGTTATGCCTATGTCCTCTTCTATTTCTTCGAACAAATCGACGTACCCTTGTACGTTGTACCCTATTTTCTTAGATGCTGGGCCGTATCGCCACTTAGGATCTCCAAATACTGCCCACTCACCGTAGTAGTCTCTGTCAGGCCACTCCTTTCGGATGTACACATCACCCATATCGTTTACTGCTGCCCATAAAGCCACGTAGTTTTTAGCTCCTGCTGGGTCAACCACATGGTAACAGGTGAACCTTTCCTTATTAGAAATGTCTGGGAAGGTCATCCCGTACTTGTTCTCTTCCTCGTTCAGTACGTTTACCTCTGTGTTGAATAAAGGCAATAGGGATGTCATGCTTCTGACTGGGATGCCGTAAGCACGTACAAGTATCTCGTCCTCTGGTCTGCCTTTAAGGTCTTTAGCAATACGCTCGTACCCACCGAACGGGTTTTCATCAGAGTGCAAGTACACCACTGAGGCATCCCTAGATGGACTGTACTGCTTGATAGGGACTTGCTTGTCTAATAACTCCCCTGTTCTAGTCTGAAGGGTTTCTACGTCCTTTAGGTACTCTGCCACGAAGGGGGTGTAACCATCAATAGGAGTAAATCCTATACCCATCTTAGAGTCCCTGGTAGCTAATCGAAACCTAAGGGTATTTACTAATGCAGCATCTCCAAGGTATTCATCCAGCCAAGCTCCTATGTTAAGACCTACTGGATCAGGGAAGCCGAACTCGAAGCCCTCAAGGATTGTTTGGTTGTTACTGAACTGGGTGTAAGTCTTGAAGTCTACTCTAGTACGGGTATCTGGAAAGATGAAGCTCTTGGCCGTGAACCCGTTCTGCATACTGTAATTGATGTACCCTTCTATGCTCTTGGTCTTCTTCTTGAATTCCTTAGGCATCATTTCCCAGATAGCTGCTTGCTGTACCTTAATGGAAGT